CCCGGTGCCGGCAATACGTCCAATGCCTTTTGGTGTCGTCCGGAAACGGTGAAATAATCATGTTCGGGACTAAACAACACGCGGTGTGTTCCAACGTTGATGTTGAATTCGTCCGGTTGGTCAATCCTTGGAATCTTTGATTGTGGTGTCAACTCGTCATCGTACAAATCCGATAATTTCACCACGGTGCATCGACAATTCCATCCGTTCGGTGGGTAAAATTGCGACCAAAATGTGTGTTCCTTTGGCAATATGGTTCCATCTAATCGCGCGTGATGGTTACGGACACGACCGTCCCCCGCCGTGATATACTTCAAATACGGGAAATCATCATCACCAACCAAATCATCCCATTTGGATGCCATCTGTGCGGATGACATGGCGTTGTTGTACTCAGCACGCAACCAATGAACACGGTGGTTTTCCGTGATTTGGTGTGCCACCTCTTTGAACTGTGACCACGTGCGCGGGTTTTTCGTTTCCGGGTCAATCAATGCATCGGATAATGCGATGACCTCGTCCAATGTTTTTGCACCGGCGAATTTGTATGCGTTATCTTGCAAATCATTCATGAATTGTTGGTCGGGCATGAACCCCAAACCCAACAATTGTTCATTTTTGATTCCCTCAACGGCACCGCGCGTCAATATTTCACCGGTGGAATTGTATGTGTCCACCGGTAATGTGTCCGGGTCAACCTTTCCATTGAAAATGTCCCGCAAAAGTTGTTGCGTTTGCCGGTCTGTGAAAACACGGTCAACATCAAAATCAATGGGACTTTGCGAACAAATGTGTTTGATTTCATTTTTGCACATCGTCATTGTTTTTTGCCGGTTCCACGTCGTTTCCGTCCTTTTCGTCCACCGGTGTTCCGTATTTTTCAACGATGTATGATGCCGGGACTTTGTAGTGTTTCAACAATTCTTTGTCGATGTCGAATTGTTCGGCAATGGTCAACACTTCGGTCGTGTCGAACTTAAATTTTCCGGTGATTTTGAATCCGTGGTATGAATTCAAAAACGGGATGAACTCAGTGTTGCACCAATGTTCCATCCAACGCGCATCCGCTTTGGCAATTTGGTTGGTTGTGTTCTCGTGCGTTTCTGACTGCGAACGTGACGAACCGGAATCCATGGTCATGGTTGAACCGACCATCAATTTGGACAATTCATTGTTCAACAACTCGATTTGATTTTGAAATGTTTGGTATGCGTCCGTTGATGTTCCGGATACCATTTCCACAACGTCGTCCGTGTCCACAACCGCCCATGTTGACGCCCTCATGTTTTCCAACATTTCCGCCATGTTTTCGCGCGTTTCATCATCACGAACATTGGTTTTTCCAACACGCAATGGCACGCCATAAATGTCTGTAAAATCCGCCCATGCACCCAACGCCGTCTTTTTGTACACGGTTAATGGAACCGCTTTTGCAAGCAATCCCAAATCACATGGATTTCCCGCCGGCAATACCCACCCGGCAAACGATTTGAATGGTTTTCCGGTGAATGCATTTGGCGACGTTTTCACCAATGATTTTTGTTGCAACACGTATTCACGCGGGACAACATCAACCGTTTTGAAATCACGTCCCATGCGGTCGCCGAATTGCAACAATGAGAAACCAAAAAATTTGGAATCCAACGCATGATTCATAGCATCCATGAACCATTGTTTTTCAATCATCGCCGTTTGTTCCTCGATTTCGTCCCCTTTGTCATCAACGATTTTGAAGTCCGAACCGGTCGTTTTCTGCTTTCGTGATTCAATCAATGCGGACAAATGCCCATCCAACACGGCGTCATTGTACACCCGTATCAAATCCACGTTCATTGGAAATTGTGGGTTTTCGAATTCCTCAACCGCCGTTTTCCACAACGAAATGGTGTTGTGAAATCTGAATAGTTGGTCTTGCAAAACTTTGTTCATGATGCGTTTTGCTTTTTTGTCCGTTTCCTTGGTTTGAACGAACCCGGATTTGTGCGTGTCCTTTTCCATTAGTAATGATTATTTTTTGACGCGTGACCGTAACGAATCGCCGTCCCGCTTTGCTTGTCTGCTATCTTTTCCAATGACAATTGGATTGTCCCGGACGCACCATCGTTTGCCCATTTGACTGCGTTGGTGTATGACACCACACGGTTTTCCGGCAATGCATCAAACGCGATGCGCTCGCAAAGGTAGTACAAAGCCACGGCAATGGTGTGTTTCAACAATGACCTTTGGCGATTCGGTGCCGTTTTCCCAAATTCCACGTCCATGTCATATCGTTGTTGCAAACGTTCACGGATGGTTTCCATGGCGTCATCAACACATGCCGTAATGATTGCGTCATCACCACCGGTGATTTGCTCCAAATCCGTGGTGGTCATGTATTTTTCCAAATCTGTTTTTTCAATAAATGCCATTTATATTCGGTTTTTTCCACGTGTCACGGAACGGCGTTTGCCGGTGATGACTTTGTGTTTGGTGTTCCCGGTAATATACGATAAAAATTCCTTTTTGAACGCGTGGATGTGGACATAATCGTTGGCGTCGGATGTATGCCCGAAACGCTCGAATGACACGCCCGTTTCTTTGTTCCGCGTTTTAGCTTTGTGCTTTGTTCCGTCCGGTGCTTCAACTACATTCAAATAGTCCGCAACGGAAATGGTGCATTGACTACCAATCACGATTTCCAAATGTGGATGTTTGCCGGCGAAAATATCGTTGATGAACTCACCACGGGATTTCACGTTCGGGTTTTGATTTGGTAGTTGAACCACGGGATTGAATTTCGCCAACTTCGATTCAATCAATGTGAAAAAATTTTGTCCCTTTTCCAATTTGGCATCCGCTTTCTTGGATGTACGGTCACCGGTGATGACCACGGATTCCGTGTGGCTCGCGTACCGTTTCGCAAATTCCTTGCAAACGTCATCCAACGTGTTTTTCGGGTGTTCCAACAATATTTCATCAATTTGATGGATGGATGTTTTGTCGTCCCCTTGGTGCAATTGGTGAATGTTCAATGTCAAATACGGGTTGACGTTTTCGTCAAAGGTCAACATCAATGGCAACGTCGGGTCATATTCTGTTTTGCGCACGTTTGATGCCATTTTGAATGTTTTATAAAACGGCGCATCGTTTGCCCTATTTCCCCACTCACCCAACGCAAAAATGCGGTAATAGTAAGGATTGTCAATTTTCAACGTTTCCAATTGCGCAACGAAATTTGGCGACACGAACGGGTTGGTTTTGTAGTCTGACCAAATGGACGTGTATGTCAATGTGATTGGTTCGCCGTCGATGCCCTCGGTTTCAATGGACGAACGAAATGTTTTCAATGTTGTTTTTGAAAAGAACTTTTTGTATAGCCAAAACGATTCGAAGTCCTCGCCATGCGTTTCCGGGTTGAACGAAAACAGTTGTTGTAAATGTGGCGTGACGATTTCACCACCATGTTCCCGTGGTTCCATGTTTCCACGCAACGATGTGGACACGGTTATCCATGCGCTTTCGTCGATTTGGTTTCCCTCCTCAAACCATGCGAATGTTGGTTCCTTAATACCTCGCAACTTTTCCGGCTTATCTAGTCCCCGGCAAATGAACACACCGCCGGTGACTTTGTTGGTGATTTCCATTGGATTTTTGGTAAAATGGAAATGGTCGATGATGCCCAACGTGGTGCATTCATCCCGGATGGCTTCAAACATCGAATCCTTAATGTCTGCATAAACGTTGCGAATCAAAATGCATTTGAAACCCGGTTCCGTGAATGACTTTACAATCAAATATCGCAACACGGCGATGGATTTTCCACCACCACGTCCACCCCAATTGAAAAGGATGTCATCACGGTTGTTTTCCATTGGGTAAAATGGCGCGTTCACCAAATCACGCCATTTCGGAATGTTGATGTTCACCATTAGACGTTCGGAATTGCCGGGTTTTCGTCATTTTCCGGGTCGTCATGGGACGAACTCGGTTTTGTGATGGCAAAGTCCACCGACGTGATTTTCGTTTCTTGCACGTCTTTGAATAAGCCAATTGTTTGCCCTAATTTTTCCAATGCTTTCAACTTGTCATGCATCGCAATTTCAAAATCATGATGCGGAATCCCGTTTGAATCAAATTTTACCTTTGATTTCATGTTGGCAATCAACGCCAATTGGTTTTTGTCCATGTCCGCCATTGGTATCAATTCAACTTTTCCATCCGAACCAATCGTGAACATGTCGGACACGTTGGTGAATGCGATTTTTGAATATTGTTCAATGATTTTGTCACGCAAACCGTCGTGTTCCTTTTCTGCTTTGTCTTGCAAACGCTCCATTTCTTTTTTGATTCCCGCATTTTCCACCAATTCATGCGAACGCGACAATGCGGTTGGTCGTGTCCATCCGGCATATATCGCAGATTGAACCGCATTGCCGGTTTCAATGTATTTTCGCGCGAATCGTCGTTGAAATTCTTTTGTGTTTATCATGTTGTTTTTTTATGTCGGATTTTTGGAGTTTATCACTCCAATTATACCACAAAATTCTTTTTGTCTGTTTTACGGTTGACGCGTTCCAATGTGTTTTCGTCATAGTCCCAACTATACGACCAATCACCGTGTGATTTGCAATCGAGGAAATCAACGATAGCACGTTTGAATTCGTCCACGTCACGGATGATTTCCACATCAAATCCCGCCGTTTTCAATTGTTCGTGGATGACTTGTTGAACATCCGACACACGACCGGTTTGTGTTTTCAACTCCAAATACATCAATTCCTTTTCAACTGCGAATGACATGTCCGGAATCCCGGCAATCAATCCCATTGATTTCAATTGATTCCCATTGATGGCGTTTCGTGGGTTGTTGTAATTGTGCCACAATAGTCCGTGCAATTCCGGGAATTGTTCCGTGAACCAAATAAAACATTTTTGTTGCAATACGGTTTCGGACTGCTGACGACCTTTTGGTGGTGTTTGACTTCTTACGTTTTCCATGTTTTCCATTGTTTTTGTGTTTGCTCTAATATAGTGAATTTTTGTTTTTAATGTCCCGTTGTGTCCTTTTGTGTCCTACAAAAACCCGCGTAATTCGCCGGAATCGAACATTTTGATTTTTTGGGACAATTTCAACATGTGTTTTTTCAAAGTTTTGTTTATATACAACCATATATATATTTACTACCCTATTTGCAAGTTGCTCAACTGAAAACACTTTTGTTGTATTTCTTATGTCCCAATGTCCCAAAGTATAAAGAATAAGGCAATACGGGTTGGAACCGGCGGTTTTGGTGGGACACACCATTTGTTGGTTCGTGTCCCACCATTGTCCCATTGTCCCGTTTTTAGTTCCAATCCGGCATGTCGTCCACATTATTGTTGAATGATGTTCCATTGTGCGGTGATTTTTGTTCGAATTCATCATCACCACGAAAACGAACGTTCCAATACCTAATCGAACCACTTTTGCGTTGTTCGGCACCAATTTGTTCCAATGCTTTCGAAAACTTGTTTTTGTTCAACTTTTGAATATGTGTCAATTCAATCAATCGCACTTTGATGTCCGTTGACGTCATGCGCCCGGTGTTGTCCACCACAATGTGTTTTTCCACCAATTCGTGTTCCTCGCTAATCCATTGGAAATCCTCGGTGTTGGCTTCGAGCAATTCGATATCCTCGCGTAAAATCCGGCAATCGAATCCCGGGTCATTGTATGTGTTCCATGCATCAATGAACAACGCCGTTTTGTCAATCTCATTGAACGTTTGTTGGTCAATCGAATGTTTCCACCCGTCCACCGTCCATTCGTCGTTGTGCGTCAATCTAATTGGTATGATTCGACGGTTTCCGGTGGTGTCATTCAAAAATGTGTCTTCGTTTGTTGTTCCGCAAAACAACGCAATGCGTTTAAACGTGTGTTCGGTGCGTGCGTATGGTGGACGATATTTCACATAATTTTTTGATACAATTTCCTTGAATTTCTGCGAATCCTTGATGGTTTGTCCACCGAATTCATCGTTGCACAAAATCAAATTGTTGTGCATAGACATTAAATCATCCTTTGAACCATTGAATTCCGCCATAGCGAACATTTTTTGCAGTTCGTCCGGCAATAGGTTTTCCAACCAATGTGATTTTCCATCTCCTTGCGAACCTTGCAACACCAACACCAATGGTGAATACTTGTCATCCATGAACGTGAACATGGACACGAACCATTTTTTGACCATGGATTGCATCAACTCGCGTTTGACGATGTCGCCGTCCACGTTTAGTGTTTT